GATAGTCGAGAAAGGAACACTTGCCAGTCATCGTTGGACTCCTTCTACTTTCTGCAGAATGGGGTGCAGGTCCCCCGGTTGGATGCCGAAGTGGACAGCGATCCCGGCCGGCATGCGGATCTTGTAGGAGGGATCGGATACCCTCCAGAAGTAATACATGCCTCCATAGGATCCTTTGGTGGGGCGCTCCAGGAACAGGTAGACAGCTTTGTCGTCGTTGGTCTTGGGGTGGAACTCTCGCCCCACCCACGCCACGGTCACCTCGTCGATCCTACTGCCCATGGCTGGCTCCCTTCTGCCCTTATGATACGCCAGCCATTGGCTAGGCGCTAGGAAATTCTCGAACTTTTTTCGGGCTGTGGCGGCCACACGATCTTCTCTGCCTGGAGGTCCAGGTCGCGGAGGGCCTGCCGGTAGGTGACCCACTCGGCCTTGAGGGAGGCGGACAGGGGCGCATCCCCGAGCTGGGTCCAGTCTGAGGCAGCCAGGAGCTTGTCCCGGAGGATCCGGGCCTCGGTCTCGCGGGCGGCCACGGGCCTCTCCTTGGGGTCGAACCTGTCACCGGGGATCAGTCCGACCTCGGGGCCCGGGACCAGGACGATCTCCGCGCCCGGGTAGGCCCCCACGGGAAGGGCGATGTGATCCGGATGAGTGGCCCAGACGGTGTTGTTCTTAACTACTACCTGCATCGGTCCTCCTTATGACCCGTAATTCAAGGAGTTATTGTTGCCTTCTGTTCCGATTGCCGGGGAGGCGTCCCCCGCACCATTGTCCGTGAGGACGGAAGAACTGGAGGAGTGAGCGCTTGCCCCCCAGGTGTAGATGCCGTAGTTGGTGTTCCACCGGGCCTGGAGCAATGCGGACTCACAAAAACTGCCGTGGATGGTGCGGATCCCATACTGCGCATTGTAGTGGCAGTTGGGAGTTGAGAGCACGAGGATTTTGCAACCGTCCCGGACCCAGATTCCATTGGCCGTCTTGGAGAAATTGCACCGGCATCCGTTGGCGACCAGGAGCGCCCCGAGGAACCCTTCCAGGTTCGTGGCATAGTTCTCCGTGGCGATCACATAGAGCGCCAACAGGGCAGAGTCATAGGTCATGTAGATGCCTCGCCCCGCGCTCGACCGGCAGAAAGCCCCGCCCTCGGTGCCGATGGGATTGATGGTGACTGAAGAACATCCCGAAGCTACCAAGTTATTTGCAGCATTGCCAGTTGAGACGATGGCTCCGGTGGTCAGATTGGAGCTTTCCGAAATGGAGATGCCGTCACCGGAAAACCCTTTGATGACTATGTTGTCGCCCATAGTCACAGAGATGCAATTTTTGATCTCCACGCCGATCTGGGCCGATCCTCCTCCATTCCCAGTGATGATGAACCCGTTCAGGTTTTTGATCCCTCTGGTAAACTTTAGTCCTCCCACGTCGGTGAAGGAGAGAATCCTATTCACCACTCCGTAGCCCTTGATAGACCCATCGGCAGTCGAGTTGCGGACGGTCTCAGATACCACGATGGAAGTGTTTCCTCCGGAATAGGTGCTACTCACGACGGTGAATGTGCCGTCGTTCAAGGTAGAGCCATATACCTTGGCGATGGCGTTGGCAGGGAATTCTGCCGTGCAATCCACCCCATTGACGGTGAATGTCTTGGTGCCGGTGTTGACCGCACTGATGGTGCGAGCAGTCAGGGCCGTCGTGTAGCCGGTGATCTCGATGCGGTGTTGATCTGGGTGAGACAGCTCGACAGTTGCGGTGAACGCATAGGTTCCGGCAGCAAAGGCCAGAGTGATGGTGGCTGAGGGGGCGATGCGCTTGTCGGCCAGCCATGCAAGGGCCGTGGCGAAGGAGTTGAACGGGGCCGCCGCCGAGCCGTCGCCCGAAGCGCTACCAGTGGTGGCGTTGATGTTTAGGGTGGCGCTCTCTTTCAGGAACTTGATTCCGCCACCGGAGGTGTCTTGGTCCTTGGTGTAGTAGATGGTGATATATTCGTCCTCGAAGGTGCTCATGTCCGCGCTGGTGTAGCGCCCCAAGGACAGCCCCCCAGGCTGAATGTAGTAACGGAGATTCTTGTAGCTCCCGAGGGTGGAGAAGAGAGGTGTGGCATACCAGTAAGTGGACCGTTTCGCCACTCCCCACATGCGGACGACAGTGCCAAGATTCTGGATGTTCAGGAGGTGGCCGGTTCCGACAGCATTCGGCATATCCCCCAGGTAGAACGTCTTCCGAAACACTGGCTTTCCGTCGATCCAGAGATTGCCCGTGTTGACTTCCTCTGCCAGAGAGAAGTCTTTGCTGGTCAGGGACGCTTCAGTGGCTCCGGTGTCCGTGGTCTTAGTATACCAGACCGTGATGGAGCTGCCTTTGCGTCCGGAATAATCCGTGGTAGTGGTCTGCCAGTAGATGTTCGTGGTGTTCGCCCAGATCGCCATGGAGCGGTAGACACCATTGTTGTCGGAATAGTTGGGGACCGGATGGGAGTAAAGATTTGCTGTTCCAGTCTCGGCAGCCATGGCCTCGAACCGGACAAATTCCTTCACGTTCGAGATACCGTGAGCAAAAGATGTTTCGGAGTTGGATGGCCCAGCAAGCCCAGAGAAGGTCTTGCGGTAGATGGGCCGCCCGTCGATGTGCCTCATCCCGGTTTCGACTTCCGTGGAATCATAGGAGGGCCAATCGGTTGTCAGAGGCCCCTCTGCGGACTTGAGGTATCTGATGGTGACATACCCCGTGTAGCCAGAGTAATCCAGTCCCCAGCCCCTGATGTTGATGTGTTCGATGGAGGGTGAGAGCATCAAACCATAGCCGGTAGATGGAGAATAGGTGTAGGGGATCGGAATGATCTCTCCAGCAGCGTTCTTGGCGAACCCGAACGCATCTACGATGAGGGAGATATCCGCAATACCATGTGCTGTTTGGGTGAGTTGAGAAGATGCAGCCGCATTCGGCAACGTGACCGCTACGGTCTTTTCATAGATCTTCTTGTTGTCGGTCCACACCAGGCCCGTGTCTTGCTCACTGGTGGAGAAGTCGGTATATCGCTCCCGCCCGAGCAAGGTAATGCTGCCGCCGCCACCTCCTCCTGCGGTCCACTCGAATCCATCCTCCGTGCCATTGACGGTAAGGACCTTGCCGGCTTCTCCGGCGATGGCAGGCACATCGTCCAAGGTCTCAAGGTGATTGTCTTCGAACTCAAGGGCATCCTCGCCAGCATTGACGACGACTCGCTTTCCTCCTTCGCCAGAGAAGCTGGAGGGGGTATCGGAAAGAGCCAGGAAGGAGTTGACCCCCACCAGGATCCAATCCGACCCGTCAGAGATGTAGAGGTCGTTCGTGTCCTCCGCAATCGCCAGGCAGTTTTCGTATGCCGTGGCGTCCGGCAAAGATGCGAAGTCCGCATACACCGCCAACGGGATCGGAGTGTCGAAGATCAGGCCGAACTTGGCCTCGATTGCGGTGTCCCACGACTCCAGGCCGTGGCTGATGGTGATTTCGTCTGGATCAGGTCTGGCCATTAGATCCTCGCAATTTCCAGGGTAACCGAGTCGCTGTCCAGGCCCCCTCTGACCATGGTCAGCCTAGCTTTCAAGGAAGAGGGCTCGGACATGAAGTCCGAGACCATGTTAGCGTTAGAATAGGTGTAGGTCAAGTCGCTTGTCGTAACGGTCCGCTTTACAACGTCAGATCCGTCCAGAAACTCCAGGCGGAACTCTCCATCAACTTCGGAGGCCCCGCAGACCGCTCCATAGCCCTGCATGCCAGCCCCTGTCTTAGGCGTCAGAGCGCTGAGATACTCCCACTGGAGCTCCAGGTCATTCCCGGTCTTGAAGGCAGCCAGGCACGGGAACGGGGCCGACAGGCGCAGGTTCTCCGGGGCCATGGGCCGCACGCCCTTCCCAGCCAGGGTGCGGTTGTCCGGGTCGACCACGTCTGCGCTCACCCCGGCAGGGATGGATTTCGTGTAGAGATCCGCACCTACGCTCAGGAGCAGGTCGGAGAGCTGGTTCAGGTTGTCCCGCAGGAACAAGTAGATCTGGGTGCCTTCCGCGTGTGCGGCGCGTCGGGTGTCGAACCGGGCGCGAATCAGCCCGTCGAGCCGGTAGGTGGTGCCGCTGATGGCAGTCACCTTCTGGAAGAAACAAATCTCGTCCCCGATCAAAGCGATCTGCCGGCCGGCCCTCCAGTTGTAGTCGTCACCGGTCAGGTCTTCGACGGCATCCAGAATATCCGGACCCTGGATCGTGAACGTCGGCCCCTCGGCCTCCTCGAGCTCGCCGTCCGCTGCGAGGGCGTCGATTAGGGTTCCCCCCGAGTGCACCTCGTAGTCCGTCGAGTTGTAGGTGTAAGTCAGGTCGTCCAGGGACAGGAAGATGTCCGAAGAGCCTGCGGCCTGGTTCGCCCGGATGCGTGGGACCCCGATCAGTTGGTTCCCCTTTCCGGACAGGTGCTCCGGGATCTCCAAGGCGCGGAAGGCCAAGTCCTCCACAGGACTTTCGGCCGGAGAAGGTAGCGCTCCCTGTCCCGCACGGAACGTGCTCACGGGCGTGCCGAAGATGTCCGTGATGCACTCCACCTTGACTGTCCCTTCGTCCCCCTGGAACTCGACCCCGGTCACCCGGAGGAGCTCGTCGAACCCTTCCACAAGAAGAACATCCCCCGGCAACAGTTCCCTGGCCGACCTGTTCATGTTGAACATGAACGTCGACCCCCCTGCCAGCTCCTCCTGGCTTCGGCGTTCTGCCACGATGGCCGCCGGGTCGAAGTGATCGATGATGGTGAGTTTGACCTCCTGGGCTTTCTGATACTCAAGGAAGCTCGCCTGCCCATCGTCGTCGATGGCGATGGTGGAGGTCCTGTAGTTCATCTGCCTGTCCGGGAACGCAAAGACCAGCCGGTTGGGCCTCTGGTCCGCATGCAGGGTCTCGATCTGCGGCAGGGGCTCGAGAATGATGTCGTCGGAGATCTCCTGCACCTCCGAGGGCGTGGTCTCTTCCGGGTCCCGGATGAGCCGGAAGCGGTGCTTGCCGGTAGCGGTATCCCAGATGATCGCCAGCCCGAGGTCCTGCATGGCGGCGCCCAAAAGCGCCTCGATCTCTTCGCCTTCCGTGGCGAGCCAGCTCGTGAAGAGTCGCTGTCCCACGTCCGGGTCGAAATACTCTCCCACCTCCTCCAAGGAATCCAGGTCCCACTCGTCCTGGTCCAGACCCAGCCCGTAAGGCCATGGGGAGAACAGCATCTCCGCAATGGCGTGCGCCGGATTCACCCCGTAGTCCGGGGTCCGGTAATACCAGGCCTCGATGTCCCCATCGGCCGTGATGTCGGTGACGTCCTGCTCCAGATAGACTCTGGTCGTCCCGTCGAGGAGAGGGGAGTCTTCAGACCTGGAGACGATGTAGTCCCCATCCGGGATCCCGGAATTGTCCTTGATGCGGATGACTTGTCCGGCTGGGAACCACCAAGTCAACCCTTTGGCGACTTCGAAGGCTGCAGCATGGTCCTCTTCTGTCCAGGAGGCATGATGCTCGACGTATTCGGATTTCTTGAAGAGCGCATACGTCCCATCGGCCATGCCATTGCCGACCAGCTCGATTTCTCCCTTGCGGATATATTCGGACCAGTCGCCTCCTACCGCGATGTAGCCGGTGCCTTCCGCTCCATCCAGGAATCCCACGATGGGGATGTTGAAGTAGTGGTCGATCCGTGTGCCTTCAACGGAGAAGTAGTGGTAGTGCTTGCGGACATGTCCAGCCACGCTCGCACCGGAGACTCCTCCCACAGGGAAGATCTTGGTGATGTTGTAGGTGCCAGGAGCAAGGCGTTCTGCCTCGTTGTAGGTCCACTCTCCCGAGATGCCAGAAAGCGGACCGGCTGCGACTGAACGGATTGTGGTGCCGTTCTCTCGCTTCACGTAGTGGAACGTCCCGTCCCCGAAGTGCTGAGGGTTCGTCACATTCAGAGGATCAAGGATGTAGTGGCCCACATCCGGATCTCCCGGGACGGCTTGGAAGATGTTCCGAGAAGGGTTGGTGATGAGGTAGGGTTCCATGATGTGGGCCACCCCAACCTCTTCCACAGGAACCCCTCCTTCATAGGCCCCGCCTCCGGCTGTTTTCGGGAACAGGCGGATTGCCGTGATCGGGCGAGTTCCGAGGATCTCCCAAGAGTAGCCCGTGTCGATGGTCCAGGTGGCCGGGCAGTAGCCTTCAGAGTCTTCGAGAAGAGTCGAGCGCGGCTTGACGTTCACCACGTATTCGAGCTGGGGCCACTGAGGGCTAGGGCCCAGCCGCTTCCGCCACCAGACCACGTAGCAAAGGCCGGCCCATCTGGAGGAGATTCCAACCCTGTCCGCGTCTCCCAGGAAGGTGTTAACCGGCTGATCTTCCTCCCCCCAGTAGATGTAGAATGACCCTTCTCGTTCCGCGAGCTCCACCAGAGACCCACTGGGGTGAGAGGTGCGGGAGATCGGGCCCTCGAAGATCACCGTGCCGTTCTGTCGGATCTGCAAGAGCTCGTCCACGGGCCCGACACAGATCTGGTGCCAGCCCGCCTCGTAGAACACCTTGGTCTTCTCACCAGACGCGCCTCCCACTCCTTTGCCCCCGTCTTTCAACTTCTCCTTTTTGGAGTTCCTCTGGCCGGCCCAAGCAAAGACCGGGGCAATGGTCCTCTACCCCAAGAGCCAGGGGACGTAGGACCCGCGAGTGGTCAGGGTCGTAGGCTTGTCGTCGAGGGGAGACCTGACCTTCTTCTTGAGCATCATCCCGGCAAGGATGGAGAGACCGACGCTGAGGGCCATCATCCCAAGTTCTACGGCGCAAATCATCTCGCCCTCCCCCAGGCACTCTTGTCCTTGCGGTAGATCCCGAAAATCTTCTGGTAGCCCTCCACGAACCCGATCCCGGTCCGGGCCACTCCGGACGGGGCTGCATGGATCAGGACGTTGGGGGAGCATCCGACGATCATGGCATGGCCCGGGCCACCGTGGGCCGGCCCCACGATCAGCACGTCGCCTGGCTGGATGGAGCTCACCTTTCTGGCCGGCTGGAACGCCACCAGGATTTGATGGAAAGCTGCCATGGCTCCCTCACGGCTGTGGAGGGAGGCATCAGCCGGGATGGAAACCAGGGGGATCGAGTCCCAGCCTTCCAGCTCCCGGAAGACCTCACAGACAAACCGGACGCAGTCGACGCCCACTCCCTTGCACGCCTGGCCTGCCGCGTAGGGCGTTCCTTCCCACGACAGGAGCACGTTCCGGAGCGCCCCGAGTGCTGGCTCCTCCAGGTCGATCCACCTCATGTTGGGCACGTAATGGCGTCTCATGCCCCGTTCTCCAGGATCGGGGTGTAGGCCGGGATCGCATAGCCGATGCCGAAGAAGTCCTCCTCTGCATCGTAGCGGCGCCTGCAAGTCTCGATAGACTTGTCACACCCGGACATGGCGACGATCTCTTCCCCGACCCACTCCGAGGGGGCCTGGCGAGAGAGGAGGAACTGAGTCGGAGTGGCGAGCCTCCAATCCCGGATGGCCAGGCGCAGGTTGTCGAAAACCAGGTAGCCCCGGTGGAAGTGTCGGTCCTCCAGTGAGGTCGTGTCCAGGCTCGCCACGGTCAGGATTCGGCCGAGGATACTGACGACCTCCAGGCCCGTTCTTTGCAGGATGGTGGCATGGCAGAGTCCGACCCCCAGGGTCCGGAGGCACTGTTCGTTCGCCGGCAACCCCAGGGGCACCTTGAGCCGGCACTTCCGGAGCTGGGACTTGATCTCCACCCGGTTCCTCTGCCCGTTCGGGTGACGGATGGTGGAGGTCACCGGCCCCTTGAAGGCCTGCAGTAGGGAGGACTCGTCCGTCCCATCGACCGGATCGATGGTTTCCCACACCTCCACGTAACAGGGGGAATGGGCCACGCCGCTGGAGAGCCGGTCGGTGAAGGTGTTCCTCGGGAGGAGAATGGAGAGCTCCTCGTCGTCCAGCGTCCCGGTGTTCTTCGGGAGGACGACCTCCATGGCAGGCGTAGAGGAGAACGTGGGGGTGCCGGCGATCGAGCGAGTCCAGTTCGTGTAGGCCACGGCTGAGGAGTCGCCGTAGGTGAACTTCACCAGCATGTAGGTGTCTTTGCTGGCCTGATCGATCGCCCTGGCCATTAGATGTCCTCCTCGAGCAGCTCGATGGTCTCGAACCCAGTCCTAAGCACCTCCGTGCTGACCCACTCCTCCCCCAGGGCGTCCGTGTTGAACCGGGTCAGTCGAGCCCGCGCCACGGAGACGATCTGCTCGCTCGGCATCGCCGGGCTGACGGACACCCTCCAGTAGGTGGTGTAGTCTGTCAAGGACAGGACTTCCCGCACATGGACCTTTCCATTTACGTCCCTGATGCCCAAAAAGTCAAAGGAATCTTCGAAATCTTCGAAGTCCCCTTGGGGTTCGATGTTCAGGCCTCCCGAGTCCCGGCTCAAGACTTCCCAGACGTCTTCCGGGTCCAGTTGCCAGAAGGGCAGAGCCCGGCCCTTGCGCCCCTCGAAGAGTCGGATCATCTGCATGGCGTCCGCCCGCTGCAGCAGCAGGGAGGGGTTCAAGATGAGTCTTGGGCGGCTGCCCCGGAGGTGGAACACCCTGCCCCGGCCGAGGGTGTCCAGGGATCCCTCCCGGGAGAAGGAGGCACTCAAGGCCTCGATCCAGTTATGCTCGAAGTCCAGGATCGGGAGGTCTTGGAACGTGTCGAACCCGTCTGGGACTCCGACCTGTCCCGGCAGGGTGTTGGGCCCGATGATCTCCTGGACAGTCAGGCTCAGGTCCGCCACGCGCCCGGTGATGAAGCTGGCATCTGCCAGCATCAGGGGCTCCACGTCGAGGCAGGGGAAGATGGAGGTTCTGGAGGCCGGATAGCTGTTGGCCAGGGCGCTCTCGAGGACGAGCCTGTCCTCGAGCACTGAGGAGATTTCCGCCCAATCGAAGGTGCCGTCGTCCGCCAGGACCAGGACCCTGCCTCCCTCGAAGAAGCGGCGGTCCGTGGTCGGGGCGTAGATCGTTGTGCCGCTGGTGTAGTTCTGGGCCAGGAGGATCTGGTCAGGGTAAAGGGGCGCCACCCAGTAGCCCGAGGAGATGTTCCGCAGGTGGACCAGGAGCTTGTGGAGCTTCTCCCGGGTGAGCCCCCTCCAGTTGAAGTCCATGGTCCTGGCGGGGTGGCCAAGAAGACTCCGGCGCTCCTCCTTGACGGAGTCGGCGGCGGACGTCACGGTCGTCTCGAAGGCGGTCTCCAGGGAGCACGAGGTCTCCCAGTTGTGGTGGAGCCCGTAGAGGTTCCAAGCCGGAAAAGTGGGATGGGACTCTACGCTCATCTCTTCCTCCCTCCGAGGAGGGAGTTGATGGTCCGGGAGTTGTTCCGGATGAACCGGATCTGCGCGGCCTTCCCTCCAGCCAGGAGCCTGTCCATGTGTTCCTCGTTTGCCACGACCGCCGCCTGGAAGACACCCGAGGGGCCGGCCACAGGCACGGTCTTGCTCGGAATGATCTCTCCACCATCAGCATACCCCCCAGAACGGGAACGGGTCGGAGCTCCGCTGGACACGTTCGAGAGCCCGCGCAGGGCCATGGGGTTGATCAGGCCCTGGTTGATGGCGGCCAGAGTGTCTTCTCCATACTTCCGAACGGCTCCAGCCCGGACCATGAACTCCCCAGGAGTCGCCCAGATCGGCACGGTGTCCGTCGCCGGAAGACCAGGAGGACGCCCGCCGGCCGCGAGACCGATGGGCCGGATCCGGCCGCCACGGGCCATGCCAGGGGTGATGGAGGGGGAGCCACCGACCGACAAGGTAGGCTTCGCCGGCACGCCCATGAACCCGGAACCGAAGA